AAAAGAGATGTTCCTATTATTCTTAATGATGTAAGTTATGAAGATAATTATCAAGGTGACTTTACAGAAAGACGTGCAATCATATACACATTAGCATTTACTTCTAAATTCTATCTATATGGCCCTGTTACTTCTTCAAGTGTTATCAAAACTGTTCAAGTTGATCAATACACAGATATGCCAGATCAATCACCAAGACGTGAACAAAAGTATACTGTTACACCATCACCAGCAACTGCTGACGCAGATGATGATTTTGGATTTAACGAAACAACATCTTTCTTTACAGATGCTAAACAACGTGATGCAACAAGTGGGAAAGATGTAGAATAGTGAAAGACTCTACAGATATTATTAATGAAACTCTTGGTGTTGTTGAAGAAGTTATAAACCCAGTTGTTAAAGAACCTGTAAAGTATGGCCCTGCTAATACTGAGTTAGATGATATTGATAAAGACTATGCGTATCAAAGACAAAACTTCTACAGTCTTGTAGAACGAGGGCAAGATGCAATAGAGGGTATTCTAGAGATTGCAAGAGAAAGTGAACACCCAAGAACCTATGAAGTAGCTGGACAATTAATTAAAACAGTTGCAGAGGTTACAGAAAAACTTGGTGATTTACAAGAAAAGATGAAGAAATTAAAAGACGTTCCCAACAATGCTCCAAAGAATGTAACTAATGCATTATTCGTAGGTTCAACTGCTGAACTGCAAAGAATGTTAAAAGGAAAAAAGAATGCTTGATGAACAAACCATGCAAATAACAGACTTTCTATTGCCGTGGATTGGAATACTTATTAGTTTAATTGTTGCAATCTGGGTAAAAGATATGGCTACTGGTATTGCAAAAGGTTTAAAATTTAAAATGAACAAAGCATTTAATGCAGGCGACCATGTAATACTAGACGGAACAGATGCAATAATCGTGAGTATTGGAATGTCTGAAACTGTTTTTGGTGTTTATTCTGATAAAGGATATCTTTGGAGATATGTTCCTAATGAAAGAATTGCAATGTTGAAACTTGAAAAAGTTATAAAAAATGATGTACACCTAGATACCGAAAAAGAAAAAGCAGAAAAACTTCAAGCTCTTATTGACAGTAATCAAAATAAACACATTATTAAAAACCGTCAAGATATAGAAGCTATAAAAAATGGTAAATAATCAACAATATCTAGGTAATCCAAATCTAAAAAAAGCAAATATATCTCAAGAGTGGACAAACAAACAACTCTCTGAGTATGCAAAGTGTATGGAAGACCCACAATATTTCATAGAAAATTATGTGCGAATTGTTTCTTTAGATGAAGGTCTTATACCTTTTAAGATGTATGACTTTCAAAAAGAAATGGTAGGTACATTTCATAACAATCGTTTTACTATCTGTAAACTTCCTAGACAGTCTGGTAAATCTACAGTTATGATTTCTTATCTATTACACTACGCATTATTCAACGCTAGTATTAATATAGCAATCCTTGCAAATAAGGCTGCAACTGCAAGAGATTTATTAGGACGACTACAACTTGCATACGAACATTTACCTAAATGGTTACAACAAGGAGTGATGTCATGGAACAAAGGTTCTCTTGAATTAGAGAATGGTTCTAAGATACTTGCATCATCTACATCTGCTAGTGCAGTTAGAGGTGGTTCATACAATATCATATTCTTGGACGAGTTCGCATACGTTCCTTCTAATGTTGCAGAACAATTCTTTAGTTCTGTGTATCCTACAATATCATCTGGTAAAACAACAAAAGTTATGATAATATCAACACCACATGGTATGAATATGTTCTATAAACTGTGGGTAGATGCAGAGGAAAAACGAAACGAATATATTCCTATTGAGGTACATTGGAGCGAAATACCAGGCCGTGATGAAAAATGGAAGAAACAAACGATTGCAAATACTAGTGAAGCTCAGTTTAATACAGAGTTTGAGTGTGAGTTTCTTGGTTCGATTGATACATTAATTACATCATCTAAATTAAAAATGCTTACCTATAAAAAACCAATACAATCTAATGCTGGTCTAGATGTACATGTTTCACCAGAAAAAGATCACACTTATCTATTGACTGCTGACGTATCGAGGGGTACATCAAACGATTACTCTGCGTATGTTGTCTTTGATGTAACAACTATTCCCTATACTATAGCTGCAAAATATAGAGCAAATGATGTAAAACCTCTTATCTTTCCTAATAAAATCTATGATGTTGCCCGTGCATATAATCAAGCATTTGTCTTAATAGAAATAAATGACATAGGAGAACAGGTTGCAACTGCAATGCAATTTGATTTAGAGTATGATAATTTAATTATGTCTTCAATGAGAGGACGTGCTGGTCAAGTTCTTGGTGGTGGTTTCTCTGGTGGTAAAGCACAATTAGGAGTAAGAACAACCAAAGCTGTAAAAAAGATAGGGTGTTCTAATCTTAAACAGATGATACAAGATAATAAATTAATTGTGGAAGATTTTGATTGTATCAATGAATTATCTACATTTATTGTCAAAGGTTCTTCATTTGAGGCAGATGATGGGTGTAATGATGATTTAGTTGCGTGTATGTTTATATTTGGGTGGGCAACAGCACAGACCTACTTTAAGGAACTAACAGACAATGATATTAGAGAAAGAATGTATGCAGATCAACAAAACCAATTAGAACAAGATATGGCTCCATTTGGATTTATTGTTGATGGATTAGAAGATGAGAATATTGGTGAAGTAGTTGATGAATATGGTACAAGGTTCGCAGCTGTAGTGCGTACCAAAGATACTAACTGGTAATCAGAATAAATTCTTATCAAACTCAATCAAATCATTATCTAGTTTAATCCAACAGTTAGAACACACAACCCTTGAGTTATTCATTAATTTTAGTATATCTTTACGACTTTCTTCATTAATGCCTACTCTTTTTGTTTTTTTCTTAATTTCAGCATTGTGGGGATAGAACTTTAGACATGCATTTTCACTTTCTTGACAATGCACACAGGATTCATTTGCTAGATGGTCATTCAACCATTTAACTCTTTTGCGATAATGTCTTCGAGCCACCTTCTTAATTGTGTCTTTATATTTTTCATAATGTATATTCATGTGGTTATTTATATGTTTGCACACATATAAAAACAACTTTTTAGAAACTTAAAAAGTATAAATAAAAGTATTAAAATAAAGAAAACTCTATTATGTAAAGGGAGTACAATATGTCATTTTTAGTTTCTCCTGGCGTCCATGTAAAGGAAATCGACTTAACTAATGTCGTTCCTGCCGTTGCAACCTCGATAGGTGCATTAGCAGGTGCTTTCCAAAAGGGCCCAGTTTCATCCGTTACTAATATTTCTTCAGAGGAAGAATTATTAGAAATATTCGGCAAACCATTGGCTTCAAGTAATCAATTTGAAACATGGTTTACAGCTGCAAATTTCTTGCAGTATTCAGACTCATTAAAAGTAGTTCGTGCTGGTTCAGGTATTTTAAATGCTGGTGCAAACTCTGGTATATTAATCAGAGATGATGACCACTATGAATACAGTTTTCAAGACGGTCAAGGTTCACACGGTGAGTGGGCTGCAAGATCTGCTGGAACTTGGGGTAATTCAATCGGTGTTCAGATTTGTTCTACTGCATCAGGATACGAACAAAATTTAGCTGGAAATAATCAAGTTGATGGTGCTGTTTCTCTTGGTGCTACTACAGTTACGGTTGATAACGCAGACGAAACTGGTGCTGCATTTCAAGTTGGAGATTTAATCTCTTTCTATTCAGACACTTCTAACTTAGTGACAATTGATGACTGGAATGAGTATGAAGTAACAAAGATAACAGGTGAAGTTTTAACAGTTCGTTTAAAAGATGACCCAAATGGGGCAGGCATACAAACTGCTATTGCAGACAACTCATATATCAAAAGACGTTGGAAGTTCTATGACTTATTTGATGCTGCTCCAGGCCAATCACAATGGTCAACAGACAATAGTCGTGGTATTGGTGATGAAATGCATATCGTTGTTTATGACACTACTGGAGATATCACAGGATATGATTCAGTTGGAGCTGCAGACACCAATTTCGGAAATAGAACAAAAGGTGTTATAGAAATATATGCTGGTGTATCTAAAAATTCTGCTGCAAAAACTCCTCAAGGTGCTGGTAACTATTATCCAGATGTGATATATAGAGAATCAAAATATATTTACTGGACAGACCATATTTCTGGTGGTACAAACTGGGGTACAGATACAACGGCTACTTATACAGTTGTGCATCCAATAACAATAGACTCATTATCTGGTGGTACAGACGATTATGCTGTATCTGCTGGTGAAATGGAACTTGCATACGATAAGTTTGCAGATACAGAATCATTAGACATTAACCTAGTTATGGGTGGTTCTTCAAGTATATCAGCAGATACCGCTGCTGGACAAGACACACATGTAACAATGATTACTGGACTTGTTGAAGATCGTAAAGATTGTGTGGGATTTGTTTCTCCATATCGTGCTGGAACTGTTGGTGTTGCATTATCTTCTACTGCAACAGAAAATGTTAAAATTGCATATAACTTATGTCCAAGTTCATCTTACATGGTATACGATAGTGGTTACAAATATATGTACGATAAGTACAATGATGTATATCGTTATGTACCAATGAATGGTGATACTGCTGGTCTTTGTGCATACACAGACAATGTGGCAGATACATGGTTCTCACCTGCTGGATATAACAGAGGTAATGTTAGAGGTGCAATTAAACTTTCTCTTAACCCAACTAAGGCAGAAAGAGATATACTATATCGTGCAAGAGTTAACCCAGTTGTTAACTTCCCAGGCCAAGGTGTAGTTCTTTTTGGAGACAAAACTGCATTAACAAAACCAAGTGCATTTGATAGAATTAACGTAAGAAGATTATTCTTAGTTCTTGAAAAAGCAATTGCAACTGCTTCT